CGGTGAGGCTCTTCCCTTTGGTGGAGCACAGAGGGTCCGTCTGGCTCACGTGTGGTGGAGGCAACGTGACCTTGTGCGAACTTTTTGGACAGTTCGCCAGCCGCCGCCTCCGCGTCCATGACGAGGTCGAAGTCGGCCTCGGCGTTAGAACCCCCCGAATAGTTGAAAGCGATCCGCAGGTGATCATCGGACAGGTAGACCACCGACACAAAGGTATCAATGACCTTGCGCCGGAACTCTTGGCTCTGCAAGCTGCCGCCCCGGAAGCAATCCAACCAAAAGAGAACCTGATCACGCTCCAGCCGGACGTGACTCAACTTTTCCAGTTCGATGGCCCGCTTCAGATCCTGGGCCTTGGCTTCCAGATCCAGAAGTCGCTGCTTTGTGGTCGAGGTGATGATTCCGGCTTCGATGGCCTTCATCACGTTGTCGGTGGCATTTTGGTTTTCCTCCAGTTCGGCGGTCAGGGCGGCCAGCTGCGCCGAAGCTGCCTCCCGCTCCTGATATTCCATCACGGCATCCGCGATCCACTCCATCACGTCAGGCCGGAGGACGTAGTCCAGAGCGGCCTTCACGACAACCCGCTCAATCCACTCGCGGGGCACGTTGGCCTTTTTGCAGGCCCGCTCCCGCCGCCGCTTTTGGCAGCCGTAGTAGTAATGCAGTTCGCCGCTCTTCCCGGTGCCGGAGAAGCCGATCATGTAGGACCCGCAGTGGGCGCACTTCAGCTTCCCTGTCAGCAGGTAGTCCCCGCCGTCTTGGTGACGGCCCCGGACGCTGCTGTTTGCTTTCAGACGCTCGTTCGCCGCCCAAAAGGTGCCCTGATCGATGAGAGCGGGCATCCCGCCCTCGATGCGGGTGTCCGAGAAATGATACACCCCGATATAGGCCTCGTTCATCAACAGCCGGAAGCTGCCCTTGTTCCACCGCCCGCCCCGGCTGGTTTTCAGCCCCTGGCTGTTCAGGTCGTTGGCGATATCCACAAAGGACATCCCCGCCGCAGCCTTTCGGAAGATCTCCCGCACGACCTCGGCGTTTGCCTCGTGGATAGCAAAGCGGCCATCCGGCCCCTTGCAGTACCCGAAAGGGATGGAGCCGGAGTTCACCTTGCACTGCTCGGCGTTGTATTTCATGCCCCGGCGAATATTCTGAGCGAGGGCTGCGCTGTAATATTCAGCAGACCCCTCCAGCACGGATTCCAGCAGAATCCCCTCCGGGCCATCCGGGATGGACTCCTTTGCATAGAGGACCCGCACCCCGGCCTTCTTCAGCCGGAACTTGTATGTGGCCGAATCGTAGCGGTTCCGGGCAAAGCGGTCGATCTTCCAGCAGATCACATAAGCCCAGTGGCCATGGGCGGCTTCCTTCAGCATTTGCTGGAACTGGGGGCGGTTATCGGTAGTGCCAGACAGATGCCGATCGGCGTAGACCTTCACCACCCGGAGGTTGTTCTGCCGGGCAAAAATCTCGCAGTCCGCCACCTGCTGCTCGATGGAACAGTCCCGCTGGTTATGAGACGAGTACCGAGTGTAGATCACGGCATCCTGCGTATCTGGATCAAACTCTATTATTTGTTTTTTGGCCATAACTCAATACTCATCCTTTTCTTCTACTTCATCGAGGAGTAGCCATTACTCATTATTAGACTTTTTATTGCGCGAATTATACGAGAGATCCTCTGCGTATTCAATAACCTTTTCAATGGCCACGCTATTCAGCGCATCACAAGCCGAGAACAATCGACACTTTAATATATCGTCCTTGTTTTCACGTGGGACGCCATCCAAAGAGCCATCGTTCAAACCAAGAAGCCAATCCGTTGTGCAACCGCAGAAATTGGCTACTTTTATAAGGTAATCCCGCCCCGGCTCTCTCGAACCATTTTCATAGTTTGTCACGGTGCGATAAGGAATCCCAAGAGTACCCGCGAACTCTTTTCTATTGTACCCAATAGACACCCGCGCTTTGACAAGCCGCTCCTGCATCTTTTCGCCACCCAGCGAATCCAGACCGCATAGCGTCCCGACTCCTACCGTCAATGCGTCCGCCAATTTCTGCAAGTTTTCAGGAGGCACCCTGCGGCTATCCCTTTTTACCATGTTGTAAATTGTTGTGTAAGGTATTCCCGCACAACGACTTAGCTCTTTTAATGAAATTTTTCTTTCTTGCGCAATCTTTTGCACATTTGCTCCAATTCCCAAATTATTCACCTGCCTTATATAAAAGGGAGAGCTGTCCACCCGGACGGCCCTCCCTTTTCTTTTTGGCTTCACCGGGGGACCCTCAGCCATTGCCTATTTCTTCAGACGACGCAGGCCGTGTCTTCGGTGGTACTCGAAGCAGATGCAGCCGTGCTCTGCGCAATACCTAAGCTCTTTTCATAAGCCGCCTCAGCAGCGGCTGTTTCTTCCGGGCTTGGCGCCCCTTCTTCAAAAACATAGCCATTCGGATCTGCCCCACAAGCGGTAGACGCAGCAATTACATCAACCATGAAACGGTACAGAGCGTCACGCTCAGCCTCGCTCAAATTAACCAGCTTCTCAATTAAGACGTAATCTTTCAGCCTGAGCCGATATTTTCTCGCCATCATATCCAGCGGAGCGGACGGAGCAGCAATGAATTTTTCTCCAACGCCATCCCGTAGCCATTCAGGGTTCACGCCAAATTCCCGGCAGATCATTGTAATTGTTTGTCCGCTCGGCTTTGACTTGCCAGAACACATGGTAGAAACGCTGGAATCGCTGATGCCTATCCGCTTTGCAAATTCGGTTTTCTTGATTCCTTTTATTTTAAGGATTTCATTGATTCGATCAGCAATGGTCTCCATTTTCGTTTTCACCTCCTTGTCCTAATTATACACCATCCGGCACGGTAAAGCAAGATAAAAATTTAGATTATCTAAATTTATTGCTTGACAATTTGGACTATCTAAGTTATAATTTAGATAGTCCAAAGCAAAGGAGGTTGACACCATGATGAACGCAAAGGACACCAGCAAATACACCCCTCAGCAGCTTGCCGATGCAGAACGGTTCATGCAGCTTCTCTCTCGCGTCCCTGAAGATAAGCGGGATGCCGTCATTCAGAACACCGAATCCGTAATCATCGGCATCGAGATCGCGGCCAGAATCAACAAGGCCACCGCGAATGGCGGTGCTGCATGAGATTCCCCAACATCGAAGCAGAGCGGCGAAAAGCACATCTGAGCAAGAGAAAGCTGTGCATCGCCCTCGGCATTAAGCCTGAAAAGCTGCAAGGATGGCAGGATGGGCGGCTGGAAATAAAGGCTCACGACCTCGTAAACCTTGCACGGCTTTTCGATACGACCACTGACCACATTCTCAGCAGGGCGTAAAAATAAGGAGAGAACACATGGATAAGTGCATCATTAAGAGCGCAGAAAAGCCCAGCGGCAACTGCCTCGTCCGGCTTTCACCGGCTTGCCACAAGCAGGTGCAGGAGTTAGCCCTCAGAACAAGTCGCTCCATTTCCAGCATCGCCACCGAACTGATTGAATTTGCCCTCCAGCGTGTAGAGGTTGAATACCAGTTCGATGACCCTCAGCCGGACGATACCCAGTAAGAAAGGAGCCGTGCCAGATGGCCAGCACAAAGAACCTCAAGGCCGTGCCGACCACTGGCACGATGCCCCAACTTGACACCAAGAAGATACCCAAGGCAGAGCGGGTCAACATCGGCCAGCTGGTCTTTGATGCCATCCAGCGAGAGTTCCAGAACCCGGAGGTCCGGGCCGAATACGAACGCTGGAAAGCAGATCGGGCCGCCAAGGGCATCGCCTGAAGAAAAGGAGGTACATGAGTGCGCGAAAGAATCAGGCTCAGCTTCCGCATCCGCCTGAACACCCTGGAGATTAAGCTGCTCGACGCGCAGTTGTTCCTGCTTCGCCGGGCAATGGACGCAAACCGCAGGGTGATTGACCTCTGCGACGTTACCATCGAACTCTGCGAAAGGAGGAACAGAATCCCATGAGAAATGCAAAAATCACCGCCGCCATTACCGCAGCAGTCGCAGCGGTCCTCGCCGTTCTTGGCAAGGCGTTCAACTTCGGAGTGGACACCACCACCCAGATCTTGATGCGCTTCGGTTACGACTGGGGCCGGGCAGCAGCAAGGGCACCATTTTATTTTAGCCTCGCCATCGGCCTGATCGGACTTCTGGTCTGCGTCGGCTGGATCGTCTCGGAGGATGCCCGCCGCCAGCTTTGGAAGATGCGGAGCAAGCCGAAAGGCTACGGCAAGATCACCCGGAACCACGCCCGGAACCCTGAGTATCCGTATCGGGAACGGAGGGATTGAACGTGGCAAAGGCCGAAAGCCTTAAGTGGACGCGAGTCTGCATCCGATGCGGGAAAAAGATGGTCGGCGTTGCCAGCAACAAAAAGCTGTGCGATTCCTGCCTCCGTATCCGGCAGATCGAGCACGACCGAAAAAAGGCTCAGAACAACAAGCTGGAGGTCGTAGAGCGGACCACGCCGAAACACGCCCCGGAGGATTCCCTCCAAAACGATGTCCGGGAAGCGGAGCGGCTGGGCGTGAGCTACGGAAAATACCGGGCTTGGAAAGATGGGAGGATTCACATCCATGGTTAAGTCTTTCTGCAAGGACTGCCCAAACCGACACACGATCTGCCACGACACCTGCCCGCAGTACCATAAGTACAAGCTGGAGTTGAAAGCTGAGAACGCATACAACCAAGCCATGACCGGGCACGTCGGTGTTTATCACCGCGACCATGAGGACCGGCACCGTGAAAAGGGGCGCAAGCGGTACATGGGAGCGAACGGAGGTGCGGACAGGTGAAGCGGACTGCAAGCAAATGGGTTGACCCATCAAAGAGACTGCCTCATAGCCTGAAGCCCGTCCTCTTTGTAGAAAAATCACTCTTCCACGAGGAAGCGGTGGTCGGATGCTATGACTCCACCTATAAATGCTGGACGATTTTAGAGTACGGGTACAGCACCGCAAGATCCATTCCAACCGAAAACGTGCGGTGTTGGATGCCGAAACCCAAGCCACCTAGAAAGAGGAAACCTGCAAAAGCGAACGGAGGTGCAGGCCGATGAAAATGGCCCTGATAGAAAACACCCTGCTCATCAAAGAGGCCGACACCGTCCAGTTTGCGGTGATCAAAAGCTGGGGCAAGATGAAGTGGTCGAAAACCACGCAGACCCTCTCCGGCACCGCAGACATCGAACTTCTGGACAAGCTGTCCAGCATCGTCAAACTGCCGCCCCACATTGAAGCCCTTCGCCAGAGCCTCCACGACACGGCAGCAGCCGTCGATCAGGAGCGCATGAACGACAGCCCGGAGCCGCTTCTGAACTACCCGGTCAAGATGAAACTTTTCCGGCATCAAATCCGTGGGGCGAACATGGCCGCAATGATTTTCGGGTGGATCGGCACGAACGGAGGAAACGCAACATGAGCGATATTCACAAAATGAGCCTGTCCTCGCTGCTCGGCCAGATCGACAGCATCAAGGACAACAGCGCATCCTTTCTCCCCGGCGAGGGGAAGCGGGACCCAGACAAGAAGATCTGGCAGGACGACGTGGACGCTTGCAACGCAGCCACCGAGATCATCAAGAAGCTCTGCGAGGAAAACTGCTTCTCGGTGGCCGAGGCAATCAGCTACATCGCACAGAGCAAGAAACTCCTGCAGGACTGGGGCAGCCTCCACGCCAAGTACGAGGTGCCGTCGCAGCCGGTCAAAAAGGACGGCGTATGGCATTGCCCGGAGTGCAATCACCGGGTAGACCCGCACCACTCGCACTGCCACTGGTGCGGAAACAAACTTCTGGGAGGTGCAATCAGATGAGGCGCAAAGTAACATTTCTCAAGGTCGCCCCGGCGACCGCAGCAGTCAAGGACACCCGCCCGGTGTTCGCTACCATGCCCCTGCGCAAGAACGTCCCGAACCCCTGCAACCCGGAGTGGAAAGAGGCAACCTGCCCGGTATGCGGTCAGGCTTGCTGGCTTCAGACCGGGAACGTCGAACTGGTCAAGCAGGTCTACCCCAGCGCAAAGTTCGTGTGCAGCGAGTGTGCGTGGACAGGAAAGGCGGCGGCAAACCAATGAACGTCCGAAAATTCATCTCTACTTACAAGTGCCGCCTTTGCGGGGAAAGCTTTCAGAGTGTGGGCACCCCGAACATCAACAACGCCTACGCTGAGGTGTTCGACATTGCCATGTATCACAGTGACGTGAGGAAAGAACTCAACGAAGTGCGGTCTCCCTCGCTGTTTGGCATCCACCACTGCGATGATGGCAGCGTGGGCCTCGCAGATCTTCAAGGTATGAAGAAAGTCGGTGGCAGCAATGGGTAAAAAGACAGTTGACGCGGAACACCTGAGCAGAATCCTGTTCAAATGGGCGTGGGAGGCAGGCTTCTCTGTCGACACCGACATCGTCGCCAGAACAACAAAGAACTGCTACAAGGCAGCAGCATCGCTGGCTTTGAAACTCCCGGATGTTGACCCGGAGAGTTTGCGCCAGAGGACGCACCTGAAGTACAACGCCACAGATCGAACGCTGACCTGCCTGAATTGCTCCGGGGAAACGAAACTCGGAGATTACGACAATCCAGAAGATTTCAAATACTGCCCTTTCTGCGGCTTCAAAGTTGTCAAGATTGCGGGGTGTGGAAATGGGTAAAGGCTTCGGTTTCCTTTTTGAGATGGGCTGCGGCAAGACCCTGACCGCCATCGCCGTCACCGGGGCCGGGTACAAACTCGGCAAGATCAAGCGGGTTCTGATCGTGGCCCCCACCTCCGTCTGCGCCGTCTGGCCGAAAGAATTTGCAGACTATGCCGACTTCAGGTACACAGTCAAGACGCTGCTGGGCACAAAACCCCAACGTCTCAAAGCCCTCGCCGATCTCGAAGCGTTTCCCTTCCAGAGCCTCAAGGTGGCCGTCATCAACTACGAGTCAACGTGGCGAGACGGCATCTTTGAGAAGCTGATGGAGTACGATGCCGACCTGATCATCGCCGATGAGAGCCAGCGCATCAAGACCCACGATGCAGCCCAGAGCAAGTCAATGCACCAACTGGGCGACAAGGCCCGGTACAAGCTGATTCTTTCAGGAACCCCGGTGCAGAACGAGGCGGTGGACATTTTCAGTCAGTACCGCTTCCTCGACCCGACCATCTTCGGCACCAACTTCTACGCCTTCCGCAACCGCTACGCCGTGATGGGCGGCTTCAATCGCAAGCAGATCGTCCAGTACAAGGACCTCGACGAACTCATCCGCAAAGAGCATTCCATCGCCTACCGGGTGACCAAAGAGGAAGCCCTGGACTTGCCGGAGCAGACGTTCCAGACTCGGAGCATCATCCTCTCGGCCAAAGAGCGGGCCATCTACGACCGTCTGCGGCGGGACAGCTTCACCGAGTTGGACAACGGCGGGAAGATCACCGCCACCACAGTCCTGACCAAACTCCTGCGGCTGCAGCAGTTCACTGGCGGCTTCCTCGTCGCA